TAGGAGGTGCTTATAAATGGGAGTAGTAAACGGTGAAGCGTACGACTGGTCAAGCATAACTATAAACATGCCAGGAATGACATTTCAGGCACAAGATATAAGCTATGATGATGAATTAGAAAAAGAGCCAGTATATGGAATGGGTAGCTCTCAAAGAGGCTACGGCAAAGGAAATTATAAATCAACTGCTAAAATAACTATGTTAAAAGAAGACTTTGATGATTTAGTTGATTATTGCAAGAAAAACAAAGTTGCTTTGTACAAATTAGACATTACAAAGATAATAGCATCTTATGCACACGATTATCAAAAAACAAAGATAGATGTTCTTAACAAAGTAACAATAACAAAAACAAGCCATAAAGCTACGCAAGGAGATAAAAGTTTAAAGGTTGATTTAGATCTTCTTGTATATGGAAACATAGTTCGTGATGGCTTAGATGCCATATAAAAATTTTCATAATAAATTGCAAAATACGGAGGTAATAACATGGAAAATGATTTAGTAATATCAAAAGAAGAAATAATAAGAACCTATGGAAAGATATATGAGGTTAATGCAACAATTGAGCCTGATGGAGAAGATTCACAGAAGGTAGAAACCTTTTATTTTACAAAACCAAAAACGCAATCTTTCAGTAGGTACATAAAAAAAGTTAGTACAAATGCTTATGAAGCTGGAGTTACATTGGTTAAAGATAACATAATCATTGAGCAACAAGATGATTTGAATAAAATTATCGAAGAGTACCCTGCTATTATATTGAATTTGTCAGAAAAACTATTAGCAATGTTAGGTTTTGCAACGGATGTAAATTTCAAAAAGCTCTAACGGACACTCTTTATAGTATCAGGACAAACTTTTTTGAATCTGGTAACATTGAGATTTGTAAATATGTTCCGAAAGAGCTAAGAAAAAATACAGATGATATAGGTGATTTTATAGAGCAGCTTGCAATAGCAAGGTATGTGCAGGAGTTGGAAGAAAATATATTTGTTAGGGCTGTAAATAAGTTGTTTGAAGAATAAAAAAATGAGCCTCTTAAAATGGAGACTCTTCACGTCGAAACCAAGCTTTATAAAGTTTAGTGGCGTTTCTCATTGCATCACGATATCCTTTATATTCAACTTTATTTACTATTCGACCACCTATATGCCAAGAATATGGAATAAGATAAATACAAGATGGTATCAATATCAAAAGTCCACCTATTAGACCAATACCTGCACCAACTATAACAGCTCCTAAAATTATATATAAAATAGTACTTAACATTAAAAACACCTCCCATATATAATATTACATCAACAAAAGAAAATATACAAGAAAAAACATATAAATTTTTCCAGAAAGGAGGTGATAATTTGAGTGCAATGGAAAGTGTATTTAAATTGTCTGTTATAGTCAATATGATAGATAACTTAAGCAGACCTATAGTAGGTGTAAGAAAAGAGATTGATACAACAGTAAGCAGTATAGAAAAAATGCAGGCTAAAGCGTTAAACATGGCTAAGCAAGGTGCCCTTATGACAGGTCTTGGCAGCACTATAACAAATGCTGTAATGCAACCTGTAAATGCAACAATGGAAACAAAAAGAGCTATAGGAGAACTTAGTACCGTAGGTGTAAATGACTTAATTCGTCTAGAAAATGCTGCTACAGAGTTTTCTAATAAGTGGGCTGGTACAAGTAAATCACAATTTATCACAGCTGCTTACGATGTAAAATCAGGAATAGCTTCATTAACTGATGAAGGTGTAGCAAAATACACAGAACTTTCAGGAGTAACTGCAACAGCTACAAAATCAACTATAAGCGAAATGACAAATTTATTTGCTACGGGCTATGGAATATATAAAAATTACTATAGTGATTTAAGCGATATACAATTTGGAGAGCTGTTTAGTGCAGGAATAGCAAAATCTGTACAGCAATTTAAAACTACTGGCTCAGGAATGGCTCAATCCATACAAGCTCTCGGTGCAAGCGCAACTAATGCTAGTGTACCAATGGAAGAGCAACTATCAATATTAGGTATGTTGCAAGCGACCATGAGTGGTTCGGAAGCAGGAACAAAATATAGCGCATTTCTTAGGAGTGCAGCAAAAGCTGGAGAGGAATTAGGACTATCGTTTTTAGATGCAAATAATAATTTGATGAGTATGCCTGAGATACTAGGCGTATTAAGAGGTCAGTTTGGAGATACATTAGATGCAGCTGAAAAGATGAAAATATCTAAAGCCTTTGGAAGTGAAGAGGCAATAAAACTAGTAGATTTGCTGTATGGAAAAACAGGAGATTTACAGAATAACATCTTAACTTTATATGGTAGCATGGGACAAGGAATAAATATAGCTACCGACATGGCTAACAAAATAAACAGCACTGATCCAAGCAAGTTTGACATAATTAAACAGCAAGTACACAATATATCGGAAACCTTAGGAAATGCAATGTCCCCTGCGGTAATGGATGTAATGAACAGCACAGGACAGTTATTAAATAAAGTTGGAACTTGGGCACAAAACAATCAGGAACTTGCAGGTACAATATTAAAGATAATACTTGCATTCGGAATATTAGTTTCTATAAGCGGTACAGCAGCTATAGCATTTGGAAGTATAGGTTTTATTGGAATAAAGCTAGTATCCTTTTCTAAAATATTCATAGGTTCTCTTGGGAAACTAAAAGGTGTTTTTACAACATTACGAATAGTAGCAATGTATGCAGGTGATGGATTAGGGAAATTTGGTTCAGTTATTTTCACAGCATTAAAAGCACTACCAGGACTAATTGGAAGTGTATGGAGCTTTACAGCAGCACTACTTGCTAATCCTATAACATGGATAGTGATAGGGGTTATTGCTTTAATAACAGGCTTATATCTTTTATGGAAAAATTGGGATAAAGTATCTCAATTCTTAAGTGGAGTTTGGAATTCAGCAGTTACTAAAGTTGGTGAGGGTATAGATTGGATGAAAGATAAAATAGACTCTGCACGAACAATAATAACTGGTATATGGACAGGAATAAAAGAGGATTTTACAAATGCAATAACAGGATTTCTGCCAAAGGTTAAAGAGTCAGGAGCTAAGATTTTCACTACGCTTACTGAAGGAATTAAAAGTGTTATTAACAAACCTGCTGAATTAGTAAAAGAAGGATTAGGAAAAATAAGAAACCTACTTCCCTTCTCCGATGCTAAAGTTGGACCATTAAGTAAACTTACGCTAAGTGGAAAAAAGATATTTGAAACCATAAACGTTGGTATGAATGCAACTAAAAGCATGCCACAGCAAACCTTTGAAAATGCAATGAACTTTGGTAAAAATACTCAAAATGATAACAGTTCATCAGCTCCTAAGAAATCAAATAGCTTTTTACAAGTTATGAAAGAATTTACAAACAACTCTGATAGTAAAACAACTACTGACAGAACAACTGTAAAAGGCAAAGATAAGACAATAATAGTTCAAAAGGTTGAGAATCATTTCGAAATAAAAGACTTAAAGGACATAACGCTCATGAAGCGGTTGCTTGAGGATTTGGATGACATAGATAATTCAACTCCTGATGATCCAGATTTAGTAACAGCATAATTAAGCTTGGAGGGATAATATGATTTATTTAGATGACAAAAATATAATAGTCGGAGGTATTATCCTTCCAGGTATCATTATATCAACTGAGATTGATGCAGATATACTTTATGATGAAATAGAGGTTGAGGGCAGAACTGACAAACCAAAGCAAGTAACGGGATATGCGGATGCTAAAATATTTATTGATATTTCATTGCATGGAGAAACTAAAGAAGAGCTTAACACAAAGCTTTTTACCATACAAAGAATGTTTAGAAAGCCTAATCAAAGCACACCAACAGTATACACAATAGTCAATGAGCACGTTAATCTCAGAGATGTGTCTAAGGTAATATTTAAGAAGCTAACAACTTCCGTCCCTAAAGGCAAAGAAAATGAAATAATTGCAAACTTAGAGTTCATGGAATATATACCAATAACTATAACCGCAAAAAAAGCTACAGCAACTACTTCAACAAGTGCTGCATCATCAGGATCTACAACTTTAAATCAAGACTATCAAATATATTTAGACAATAGTCGTGGCACTGCACCAAAGATACCAAGTAAAGCAGCTGCTAGTCCTGCTATTGATGTTGCTGATAGAGCAAAACCATTTTTAACAGATTGGAGGAATAGATTTTGAATTTATTTAATCCTTTGATAAAAATTAACATTGGTTCCTATGAATTAAATAGTGGAGTTGAAGCTGAAATAACATCAAGCCAGGAGAGTTATTCTGATTGGTCTAAAGTAACAATTGAAGATAACTTATATAAGAAACTTAGTCTAAGTAAAAGTGATTTAGTTGATGTAGAAATAGGATATGAAAATCAATATTACAATGTTTTTTCAGGGAATATACAAAATATCAACTCTAATATTGTTGCTTGTAATGATGATATGGTAAGGCTTGAAAAAACATATATAACAAACACTTTTGTAAATTGTACACCTCAAGAAGTGATTAATTATTGTTTAAACAAAGCAGAAATAACAAGTAAAAATATATCAACTGATAATTTTAATGTACGTTCTACTCTACCTATTGTAAATAAAAATTGCGTTGATGTTTTAAAAAATATAAATTCATATTGGAAGTTAAATAATAAATTTTATTTTAAAGATAGGATATTTTACTGGGGTTCTAAAGAGTCCAATATAAAAATATATACCTTTATCTATCAGGAAAATATAATAAATCTAAGTAATGAAAACGGATGGATATTAGAAACTGTTGCCTCTCCTTTTGTTAGACATTCAGATATAATTAATATAGAACATCCAAAATTAACAGGTCAAAAGGAAGTAAGAAAA